ATCAAGAAGTGCTTTGCCGGGTTCGGTTCGATCTATTTCGGCATCCTTACGCCATTCTTCCAGCAATTCGTCTAACTTGCTCATAATAAAAAAATCTCCTTCATTGGAGATTACACTAATTAACGGTGATTGTCAAGCGTTTTTAAAATAATTTTTCAATGTTATAATAACTATATCTGAATGTTGCATCTGCCGTCATTGCGTTTTCTGGGCTATCTGTAGTTGTCATAATAAACGTTGTTATTGTTGTGGGAAAAACATTGACGAATTTAAACCTATAATAAGGCGTATTTGAAGACGATAGAAGTGTAATGGAGGCATCAGAGTATTGTGGCTGTGGAGTTTCAACTACGCCCGCATACTTGTTTAATTCACTCAAATTACGATATTCTGCAAAATCGGTGGGAAAGGTCATTCCACGAATCCAATCATGTATTTCTTTCCATGCCTGAAGTTCTTCATCAATATAGAAAGTAACGTTCAATAAATCATAAATTGCTTTTTCACCTGGAAGATATAAATCAACAAATGGTGTATTTTGTGGAATTTCTGACAACGAAATACCAGGCACACTTACCGATTGGCAAAAAAACTGCGTATTAGGCAACCTAGAAAAGTTAAGTGTAAACTTATTAGGATGTAAAAAGTTTGGATTTGTTGGATTTCTGGTAAGTGCTGTCATGTTCAGAGAGTTTTTCTAATTTTTGGATCAATGTCAATAATTTTCTCAGCTTGTATCATATCGATAATTTTATTTGTTAAGTTTATTTCTTGTTGAATACAAATCATTTTTAATTGAAGTTCTTTCAATTGATGATTATAGAATTCCAATTCTTTGATTTTTCTTGCTCGTATATTCAGCAAGTCCGCCATGACTATGATATCTGTCATAGATGTATTTATGTAAAAAAAAAGACCCACCGAAGTGGGTCTTTTAGGAAGTCTCTTATATTATTATTATTAATTGCTTAAGAGACTGTGTAGATATTACATCAGATTTGCAATCTTGAATGCTCTGTAATAAAGATTGCTAGTTACTCTGATTGCACCAACACCCTGCGTAGTACCTTCTGCAAACGGATTGGCAACTAGACCATACCGAGTCTTGAAACCAATTTTCGGTTGGAAAGTTCCTGTATCAACTGCACGAACCATTTGGAGAGGAACATACGGGCAGTAGAACAGACCAGCATCATAAGCATTAGAGCCTTTATAACCCACAACTGCAAATTCAGCAGTAGATGATGTTGGGAAGTATGGGTCAATGTAGACCTTGATACGACCAAACAATGTTCCTGCGAATGTGTTGCCTGTGTCATCAACTGTCAAGGAAACATTCGATCCAAGAGCAGATTGATAGTCAAGAATTCCAGCCATTGCAAATGCAGAAGCAACATCGCTCGAGCAAATCATGACATTACCTTTGCCACGGCGAGTTGTCTTAGCAATAACATTAGCTTCACGCTCGATTTGGAATGCAAGACCCTTAACTTTTTCAACCATCCACCGGCCATTTGAATCTGTATCCAGGTCAAATGTACCTGTAGTAGTTGTACCAACTTGAGCACCAACTTTTGCGGTTGCATAGATTGTGCGAATAACTTCACGATTAATTTCTGCCAGAATTTCGCTAGAAAGAATATTAGCGAGTTCTGTTTCTGCATCAAGACCATGAACTGCTTTTAGGTCTTGTGCAAGTTCCATGGAGTATTCTGCTTTGAGAGCACGGCTACGAGCTGTAACAGTAACCTTCTCAATTGAGAATGCCATTTCCTGGAACGTATTGGAGCCATCGCCCAACGCTTCAGAAGCGCCAGTTGTCATTGTAGCAGGCAAGTTGCTAAACACTGTATTTGCAAACACTCTACCTGTTGATGACGTATTTGACTGTAATGAAATAGCAGCTTGTGTAGCAGCACCAGAGAAACCAGCATTTGCTTCGTCAAAGAGTGCTTCTGTTCCTGACTGTGTGCTGTAACGGCTACGCATTGCAAAAATCAAACCAGTTGGACCAGTCATTGGCTGAACGCCTGCAACATCATAAGCGATCAGATTTGGCAATGAACGGCGAACCAGCGAGATAAGGATTGGATCAAAACCAGCAAGAGGACCCGCTGGTGTAGCACCGCCACCATAACCACCAGATGCGGCTGTGTTAACCATCGAGTTTGTTGGACCAGCTTCAGTCAGCATCGCTGCTGCTTTTTGCATTTCTGCTGCTTGGTTTTCTAAGATAACGGCAGTAACCGCTTTCTTATATGGGTCTTTAATAGGTACTAGATCTGGATGTTCCAGAACACCTTCCCATTTCTTTTGTAGTTGTTCGGACAAATACATTTAAAATTCTCCTTTAGAGTTTTTCTTTTTATTAAATCTTCGTTTTAGTAATAGCGTTGGATACCATTGCAACTAATGGGTCATTGATATCAACTTTTTTAGTTTCGGTATCTTCCACCTGCTCGTGAAGTTGTTTTTCATCGGCTTTTTTAACGCCAGAAGGGAAGTAATTCTCACGAATTGTCTCAATCTTATTTTTGTATTCGTCCTCTGTGGAGAATTCTACACTCGCTGCGAGTGATTTGATTTTTTCGATTTGAGTTGTTGTGAGACCTTCACAAACTTCACGGGTAATTTCATTCTTGTTTGATTCTACGAGCGCTTTGGCAAAAGAAACGCCACGCTCAATTTCTTCGTTGAGCTTGCCTTCAAGTTCTTCAACTTTCGAAGCAAGTTCATCAACCAAATCAACCTTTTCAGCAGGAACTTCAATGTAATGGTCTGTGAATAGGTTGCGTAGGCCAGCAATAAATTCTTCTGTGAGTTCGGACCGGAGCCCCGACTCAACTGCAAGTTCATTATCTGCCATCCATTGGTCAATAACATAATTGAGATAATCGTCAACCTTTTCTGTCAGATCAGCTTTGATAGAAGTCACAGCTTCTTCAAGCATATCTGCATATTTGGCTTCAATTTCTTCTTCAATTTGAGACACTCGATCAAACACGCGAGCTTCAAAAATTGTGGCAGCTTTAGATTTGAATTCTTGTGAAATGGAAGAATCATCAGAGAACAGTGCATCAATGTCCTCTTTCATTTTTTCTTTCATTTCTTTTTTGCGATTTTCTTTCATTTCTTCATCATTAACTTTTTCATCTTCATCACTATCTTCTTCATTAACTTTTTCATTAATTTCTTCTTCTTCATTTTCTTCTTCATATTCTTCTTCTTCTTCTTTTTCTTCAGCCACTTTTTTCATGGTGTTTTGTAGGTCAGGAGAAGCCGCAGAAGGTTTTGTTGTTGGAGCAACGGCTTTTTTGGCAGCCTTAGTTGCATCGATTTTATTGGAATCATCATCGGGTTTGCTATTTTGCGGAGTTGGGCCACCAAGGTCCACAACTTCACCCTCTAGTTTTTCAGCGGGCATGGCTGGCGCTGATTTCTTGCTTCCGGCAAGAATCTCTGCAGCAGCTTCCATGAGTTTATTTGTTGCCATTAGGAATCTCCTTATGATTTCTTATTTATAAAATTAAAGTTTTCGTAGATAGTTTTCAAACAATCTTAGAGCAGTTTCCTCTAATTGTGCTGTGGAAGCTCTCTGAATCGTTTTTTTGTAACGGTTATGGTCTGCTTCTATAAACTTACCATCTACCAACATCCATTCTTTGTTTTCCATGATACCGTTAACAAAAGCCCCTGGTGCTGATGGGTCTGCAACAATGTCTGCTGCAGTCGCTAGGCGCAAGTCATCTTGAACCAAATTGTAACCCTCTTTTGTTTGCACTAAAGAACCCAAGGCTCTTGAGGAAACTCCAACTTGAATATTATTGTCTATGAAGTTCTTTACAATTTGTCCATATGGAGTTTCAAGAATTAATGCTTTACCAAGAAAGCTTTTACCATTCTCTACTAACGAAACAATCTTATGCGATACGCGCTCGAGGTTGATTGTGGGTGTATCTGGATGACCCAATTCACCCAATGCACGATTTGTATCAATATATTCTTTTTTATAACGGGCAACTTCATTGCGAAGCGTGTCCATTTTATACATTCTATTGTTTTTGTTGACTGAATCGCCAACCAAGAATGTACCTTCAATAAAAAGTTTTTTGCTACCGTTTTCTGATGCTTCGGTAAGATACTTTACGTCATCAATCGTTTCTGTAATAAGTTTCATTTTAGAGACCCGTTAATGCAGTGGTGTAAGTTGCATCTTTAGTAACTTCTAAAATTGCAGTACCACCTGTTGCAATAGTTACATTTATGTGTGAGGTGGAATTATTTGCAATTACATGTCCTGAATCTGATGGGCGCAATTCTCCATTTCCAAAAAGTGTAAGAATTGTTTCGCCGCCTCTTTCCACCGAAACTGAACCGCTCGTTGACCACATCACTCTCTTGATTGATGCGGCAGTAACATTTTCATTTGCTGATGTAGCAAGATTAGCAAGTTGAACATTGGCAGAACCAGCACCAGTTACACGAATAATCGATGCTGAGCGTAGTGAGTTTGTAATTTCGTATGCCATTTTATCTTAGTCCCATTGATAAACGCCGACGCATTGACATCCTTCTTTTGAGCAACGACCGACGCAATTTAGCTCTCCTAGTTGTTTTCCATGCTCGTTTTAATAAACGAGCTTTTCTTATCCTCACATTCGCTGGAATTCGGCGAACCGTGTTACCAACAATTCTATAACCTTTAATACCTGAGCGCCTACGATTCTTTTGAACTAATATGCGCCCCTTTTTATTTCTTCGTATCCTTCTCCGAATTTTAGTAATTCTACCCATTTTAATAATATTTGGATTTCTTCGCTCATCTAATTCTTCCACCTCTTCAAAAACATCTGCAACGACATACCGTTTTGCTTCTTCAACGCGATCTGCCATTTTCTCTTTTAAACGACCATCACAATACTGTTTTGCTTCGCTTAATTTCCCATCTAAAATTAAATCCACTAAATTCATTTTGCAGCTCTTTTAAAAGCAAAATCTGATACTTTTTGCAAGTGTTCAGGCGATTTGTGAACCATATCTGCCAATCTTTTTTTGTTTTCATTGTTTATCGCATTATGCACTTGTGTAATTGCTGATGCGGTGTAGTGATCAACTTTAAGAGTTTGACCATTGGCAAATTTAACTGTTTGAGCTTGTTTTCCTTGAACAATTTTATGTAAATGATCCATGACATTATCTTCTTGAAGTTCAACTTGTTCTGCTTGAACGGGTGAATCGTCCTCGCGCCGTGGTAAGTCATATGGTATTGAAAAATATTTGTCCAATTTTTGATTATAATAAAGAGCAATTTTTGTTTTGCCAGGATATAAACGAATCGCTTTACGTTTTAACACAAGCACAAAAGGAGGGTCATCAGCACCTTCTAATGCTCCTGTCTCTACAATTGTTTCTTCTTCGCGGACAGCTTGTCGTGTTCTTAGAAAAATCTGCTTGTTATTAGTAATAATATCTACCATGCGATTAAAAAGATTACGCATGATTTCTCTATCAGCAGTGCTAAACTGAGGGCGTTCTTCTGTCATCTTATCCAAAATGCGATGAAGTCTTGCTAATTGTGCCTTATTGGCCAAACCAGCACGAACTAATATATCAAACTTTGAATAGTCTGACTTTTCTTCTTCTACAAGTGCCCTAAGTTCTTGTAAGGATTTCATTTTTCGTTATATTATTTTTCTTTTTTTTCCATATCATTTTTTTCAACTTCTTCTTCATTTTCAATTTGGTCTTTAGTTGAAAACAAGGCTTGTGCAAGTTCAATTTTTTTAGCATCAAGCGCTTCAAATGCACGAGCAGAAAGAAGAGAATTCAAACTCTCTTTCGCTTCTAGTGCTTTTCCACTTGCAACGCTGTCGATGATACTTTTTGCATCCATATTAGTTTCCTTTATTATTGCTTATTTAGTTATCGCCTATTTAGTCTGGATGAATATTTAATTACTTCAGCATCCAACATAGGCGTTAGAGATTCGGTTTTTCCTTTTTCGGCTGTATTATCTACTGGTGGATACTGTTCTGCACTTTCTTTAGATTGTTGATTGGCGTTACCATTTTGACCATTTTCTTGATTAATTTGATCTTGTTGACCTGCTTGTTGTGTAGGACCACCAGTTCCGTTTGCACTTTCTTTCTTAATTTGTTGGTCAATTTGTTCCATTTCTTCTTGTGTTTGTCGAAGAATATTCATGCGAACCCACTCT